CGTCTGGATCGGCGCGCCAAAGCTTGCGAAGCACGAAGACACGATCCTTCCCCTGCTGCGGAAGTTCCTCCCCAAAGCCGCGCTGCCCGAAGGCAAGTTCGGCAAGGCATACAAGAGCCAGAGCCGGATGCTGGAGCTTCCCTGCGGGTCGACGGTCGGCCTGAAGACCTATGACCAGGATCTCGACGCATGGGCCTCGGCTGAGGTTCATCGCATCCACTGGGATGAGGAGCCCAACGTCCCTCACTCGGCGGAGCTGCGCTCAGAGGCTCGCGCCCGTCTCCTTTCCACGGGGGGCGAAGAGATCATCGGCATGTCTCCCCTGCTCGGCTACTCCTGGGTCTACGACGACGTTTGGCTGAGGAAAACCGAGCCGAACGTGGATGTAGTGCCGATGGGGATGCAAGACAACCCCTGGCTCACGGCAGAAATGATTGCCGAGTTCTCCAACGGTCTGACCGAAGAGGAGATCCGGATGCGGGTCAAGGGCGAATTCGTCCACGTCGGCGGCCTCGTCTACCCGCGGCTCTCGAACGACCAGTTCATCGAGCGCCCGTCTCACGACCACATCCGCGCGCAGACCGTCTATGTCGGGATCGACCCCGGCATCCGCACTACCGCAGTCGTGTTTGTTGCCTTCGACTCAGACGCGGGTGCCCTGGTCTTCGATGAGCTCTACCTGCACAACGAGGATGCGATCCCCGCCAATGCAGCGCCGAAGATCCGGGAGAAACTGAAGGACTGGGGCGTCGACCCGCGCCACTTCCTGATCGACCCCTCAGCAAGGAACCGATCCCTCACCGACGCCCAGCGCGTGCAGGAGCTCTACAAGCACGCCGGCATCCGAGCGCATGAGGCGCAGAACGACGTTGAAACCGGCGTCTTCGAGATCCGCCGCCGCATCGAGTTCAACAGCCTCTTGATCTCCGAGGAGTGCCGGGAACTCCGCAGGGAGCTCGAGCGCTACCGGATCGATCCGAAAACGGACGGACGCTTTGCGGTCCTAAAGCAGGATGACCACGGCTGCGACGCCCTCCGCTACGTCTGCATGGCGCGTCCGCTCCCGATCGCAAACCGCCCGCAGACCCGCTCCCGCCGCGAGCAGTACGTACCCGGCACCGCCCCCCCAGTTTTGCACCGCCGCAAAGAACTCATCGGTCCAATGGGCCGCTTTAGCTAAGGAGAAATCGTGCGCCTTATCAAAGGGCCAGTCCAACTTCCCTACCCGCCCCGAGCATGTGCGGTCACCAATCGCGAGGACGGGGATTTCATTGACTTCAATGTCGTCATCGATCGCCCCGAGCCCACCCGCCTCTACTTGAAAACCGAGATCGTGGAAGAGGCGGGACGCCTGTGCGGAATGGTGCCGGCCAAGGAGGTCGAGGAGCTTCGCGAGCGCGTCGAGGCGTGGGAGTCCTCGCTGGAGGACACGAAGGCGACGATCGCTCTAACCAATCGCCTAGAGCAGAGGCTCACCGAGAAGGTGGCTGCCTGATGGCCGCGCAAGCTCTTCTCGCCTCGGCGGCTAGAACCGCTGCCGCTAACTCGGATCAGGTCCGACAGGCCGCCGTGGACATGAATCGAGGAATCGTGCTGATCCTCGACGTGACCGCTACTCCCAACAACGGCGAGACGCTGACTCCCTCTGTTCAGATCTACGACCCGATCAGCGCCAAGTACCAGACCCTCACCGCCTTCAAAGCGACGAAAAAAGGCGAAGAAATCGGCGCTACCTCAACCACCACGACGCTGCTCTACACCCTCTACCCGGGGGCGTCAGAGACTGAATCGACGGCTAGCCATGAAGTTCAGGCCCTTCCCCTCCCCGCGATCTGGCGCGCCGTCGTTACCCCTTCCTCCACCGGCTCTTGGACCTATTCACTCGCCTACCAAACCCTCGCCTAAACCGAACAGAAAGGTTTACCGATGATCCTCAAGACCACCGCCTACTACATTCCCGCTGACCTCACTCAGCCCAAGACGATCACCGTCCAGTCCGGGGGCAACGTGGGTCGCAAAGCCACCTCCGACGTTGCCTCCACCGACAGCGCCCTGGCGGCCGGCGAATCGGCAACGATCACGACCGGCCAGTGGCTCATCTCGGCTTCGACCTCGAAGGTCCGCATCGAAGACACGGGCGTGCTGGCACCTCCTGGCGGGATCACTCCCGCCTCAGCGTTCCCAGGGCCAGTCACCTGGCAGGCCCCCACCGCTGAATCCGGGACCGACACGGCGTTCGCTGAAAAAAAACTGTTCACGGCATCACTCGCTCTGCCGTGCAACATGACCGTGACCGGGGTCAAATACCTGCTGGGTGCGGGTGGCGGGACGAACAAAGTCATCGCCGCCCTGTTCAACTCAGCCGGCCAGAAAGTGGCCAACAGCTCCGAAGCAACGGAAGGCACCGTGGCCGGAACCGAAAAAACGGTTCAGACCCTCGCCTTCACCACGCCGTACCAGGCGAAGGGTCCGGCTACGTACTTTGTCGCGATCACCGCCAACGGGGCGACGGCGAAACTCCGGACGATCCCCGCCAACACGGCGCTGAACGGCATCCTCACCGCCGAAATCTCGCTGACGACGAAAAACGTCGTGCCGGCCTCGGTCACGGCGCCAACTGAATGGATCGCCGCCAAGGGTCCAGTCGCGGGCCTCTACTAAACCGATGGTCGTCCTCGCTCTCGTCATTGCGGTCTTGCTGATGTTCATCGCGTGGCGAGAGCGAGCCTGGGCCTTCGAGCGCTCCGAGCTGTTGCAGCGCATCCAGGACCCTGTGGTTGCTGTCCAGCAGTTCGCCAAGGGGCCGGAGCGCAAGTCCGTGATGCCGGTCCCGATAGACGACGACAAAGCGTACGCCGAGGCAAGGGAAAGGCGGCTGAATGGCAACCCCGACTGAGATGGCCGAACAGGCTCTCGACCGGGCCAAGCCTCCTGTGCTGAAGCCGGTGAATCTCGGCCAGCCCGAAGAGCGGATCAAACGTGGCCGGGAGAGGCTGAAAGAAGTCTCTCCCCGGCGAGAAGAGTCGATCGCCTTCGCCAACAACGAACACTATGTGTCGCTCGGCAAGCGCGGCCAACTGGTCAAACTCGACACGGTGCCGATGGCGCAGGGGGGTGGGAAGCCCGACCACCGCGTGCGGATCTCACGCGACCTCATAGCGCCGATCATCAAGGGCAAGGTCTCGGCGACGACCCAGAGGGTCCCCGGCTACGAATCAATCGCCACCTCGCCAGATGCCGAGGATTTCACTGCTTCCAAGCTCACCGAAAAGATCGCCGCCGGGGGCTACGCGCTCTGGAACCTAAAGCGCCACCACAAGCGCTGGGTCTGGGAGGCGCTGGTTGCCGAAGAAGGCTTTGTCCGCCCGTTCTGGGACTCCAACGTAGGTCCCTTTGTGCCCGACCCCGAAACGCCCGAAGGCGAGGATCAGAAGTGGATCGGGATGGGCGAGATCGGAGTGCGCGTCTATTCCGGCATGGGGCAGGTCTTCTGGGAGCCGGGCATCGACTTCGAGGTTTCCCGATGGATCGGGATCGATGAAGCGCGGCCAACCGAGGAGGTGGAAGACGAACCGGGCTTTGAAGGTCCGAAGCTGAACGCCGACGCCGATACGAAAGACCTCCCCAAGGAGCGCAAAGGCTCCAAACTTGTGATGGTCACCGAGTACCTCGAGCGCCCCTGCGCGAAGTACCCCGAAGGGCGCCGGCTGATCTTCGCCAACGGCCACGTCATCTTCCCCGAAGAGGCCTACCCCCTCAAAGACGTTGAAGACAACGTGCTCGATGAGCCTTGCGTTCACCGGCTCTCCTACGACCTCAACGGGGCTTCCGACCGAGGGAAGGGTCTCGTCTGTTCGCTGATCGAGTCGATGCGCCAGTACGACCAGGCGGGCAATAAGTTCCTGGAGTGGGTGCAGCTGACTCTCACCCCCCGCATGTTGGCCGAAAAAGGCACGCTTCTCACTGAGCCCGACGACACGCCTGGCGGCATCGATGAATACGACACGTTGGCGGGGGGCGACAAGCCGGCGTGGAACATCCCCGGCCCGATTCCGGCCGAGCTCGAGCGCTGGCAGGACCGCTCACGCGAAGAGATGGGCTTCATCGCCCATTCCAATGACATCCCCAGCCCGACCTCTGGGAAAGAAGTTCAGGTAGTCGCTCAGAAAGATGCGCTGGCCTGGCAGGACTTCATCGAAGACTTTGCCGAGGGTGCCGGGCGACTGATGCGGGACATCCTCACCCTCGTCCAGATCCACTACACCGAGGACCGGCTTGTGAAGTTCCGGGGGCGAACGGGCTGGGAGGGAGTCG